CGCTCAATTAGGGGCATTTTTCGTGTCCTGGTTGTTAAGTGCGTCGCGGATAATTTCCCGTAAGAAGGCGCTCGCTGTCATGTCATGCTGGACGCGGGCGAGTTTTTTGAATTTGTTCCAGAGCTGTAGCTCTATCATGAATGTTCGTGTTTTTTTAGCCATAGGCTGTACTATATAGGAAACTATATAGTAATACAATATGCTAGGGCGGGGCTCCTTTATATACTAGCAACATCGTATATTAATATAAGAATTTAATGCGAAGTACTAGCAATAGCTAATAGGCAATAGGGCTGGATTCGTAAAGAAACAAGCACTTACACGTATTGGCACTAGCCATAGTGCAACTTTTTAAGCTATTTTCGGATATTAATATACGATGTTGCTAGTATATAAAGGGCGCTAGATTACTTACCTCAGCACATACGCTATACTCAGCAACAGGAAACACACAAGGAAACACAGCATGGCGTTTCAAAAAGGCAACAGATTCTGGGAAGCACGTTCCAGCCATGGGCGTAATCCCAAGTTCGAATCCGCGGAAGCATTGCTTAGCGCATGCATGGAGTATTTTAAATGGGCTGAGGACAACCCGTTGTGGGAATCCAAGTTATCCTCAGAGAACGGCAAACCTGTTGTTGTAGAAGTTCCTAAAATACGCGCAATGACGATATGGGGGCTTGTAGGCTTCCTTGGAATAACACAAGTAACGTGGGGCGCCTGGCGGAAAGTAGCTGATTTTTCTTTAGTCGTTGGGTATGTAGATGAGGCTATTAGAGATCAGAAGTTCGCTGGCGCAGCAGCAGGACTGTTGAATAGCAACATTATCGCACGTGATTTGGGATTGCGCGATGCCAAAGATGTTGATCACAAATCATCAGACGGCAGCATGTCACCAGCCGATGCCCCACTCACTAAGGATGAAGCGAAAGAGCTGTTGGAAAACAACAAATAAGGAGAATAGATTATGGGGTCAGGAGTAGATATGGCACGCGACAACGCTCCAGAACATGCAGCATTGATTGATGATTTAAAAGATCAGCTGTTAATTGTATTAATTAAACGCTTAGGCGGGAGTGTGACTCTGCCTGTTGCTGAGGTTGATGATACTGGTCAAGACATGCTCGCAATGAGTGTCGACCCGATTACAGGATTTTACTTCGAGGTTGTCAAGAAATCATGAACGATAAACCCAAAACATGTATGACTGATGGTGGTGAAGTCGACCCAGACCATCGTGATATCAAAGAAAATGGCCAACAGAAAGGGTATGTTGTTTTATGCCCTGAAGAACGTGCTAAAGGGTATGTACGGTCACTCCGTCTCAGTTATGTGCATAAGAAGTGCGGCACATTGACAACAATGGCGCATTCAATAGCAGAAACCTATGCGAGGGATCCGTATTTCTACGGCAGCACATTTTGCTGTGGCTGCGGCACACATTACCCCGTTGCTGAATTCGTTTGGGACGGGACTGATGAGTTGGTTGGGTCTTAGAGGGAAATGCAATGGCCTCCTGACTTTGCTGCCGAAGATAAGCGCCGGGCATTAAGCCGCCAGATAATCGTATCCACACCAAACCCACGTGAAACAGCCCACGAGTATTACAGCAACAACCCGGTAGCGTTCATCAACGACAACTGCATCACCTATGATCCTCGCAATCCAGCAAAGGGTCTCCCAGCCAAAATGCCCTTCATCATGTTCCCCAAACAGGAAGAGCTTGTGATGTGGCTGCTAGACAATCTTAACGATGAGGAAGATGGGCTGATTGAGAAGTCCAGAGACATGGGCGCCACATGGGTATGCAGTGCATTCAGCGTCTGGCTGTGGCTTTATGTCAAAGGGTCTGCTGTCGGATGGGGATCACGCAAGGAGATGTTAGTTGACCGCATTGGCGATCCGGATTCCATCTTCGAGAAGATCCGCATGATCATCCGCAACCTCCCAGCCTATCTGCTGCCCGAGGACTTTGAAGAGAAGGACAGCTTCACATTCATGAAGTGCATCAACCACACCAACGAGTCAAACATAGCAGGGGAAGGCGGCGACAACATCGGCCGTGGTGGGCGTAAGTCTATTTATTTTAAGGATGAGGCATTAAAGATGTCTGCCAACGTGTTGACGCCTGGGGGTTGGGTAAAGAACGGGGATCTGCGTGTAGGACAGGCCGTTGTGGGCGTGGACGGGCTACCTACAGAAGTTACTCAAATTAAAGATTTCAATAGCGTGAAGATGTTCCGTATCAACTTTAGCGACGGGACTTCTTGTGACGCAAGCCCAAACCATCTTTGGACAGTGGATAAAGTAGTGGGCAAAAGAGAACAACTAACCCTTAACACAACCTCTATTTTTAATAACTACAAGTACACAAGCCCGGGCGGACAGACGCTATACCGATATCGGGTACCCCTATGCAGCCCTGTACAGTTCGAGGATCGGGGCGAGCTACCACTACATCCGTATATCGTGGGCGCTCTGCTGGGCGACGGGAGCGTGGGGTGTGTACCTAAAGGATGCCCGAGAATAACCAGCATCGACCCGGAAATTATTAGTAACATTGAGAAATGGTTACCGGACGGCGTAGTACTGTCACAGGATAAGACAAAGACTATCGATTATCGAGTTATAGACGTAGACCACTTACGGGGGAAGAATAACCGAGCCCGGGTCGCTATTGTCGCTGCGGGTATCGCTGGGAAAAGATCTTGGGAGAAGTTCATACCCGATACTTACAAATACAGCTCTCCCAAAGATAGGTTGCTTTTACTACAGGGGCTCATGGACACGGATGGGAGTGCTTCAAGTGAAGCTGTTACTTTTCATTCGTCTTCTAAGCAACTTGCTATGGACACGCGTTTTCTAGTTCAGTCTTTAGGGGGTGTTGCGTTTTATCGTGTATCCCCCAACGCTAGTGGTTTCAGAGATATGCATATACTGAATATTTCCATGCCAAGTAATCTTAGCGCGTTCAAGCTCACTAGAAAAATAGAGCGTGTACACAGGAAGCAAAGGTTAGCTAAGACGATTGTTGAGGTAACCCAGACAGCTCCTGCTGCCGCGAGGTGCATCAGCGTAGATGCTCCAGACGGGCTGTATATCGTGGACGGCTTTATTGTCACCCACAACAGCGCACACTATGATCGCCCTGAACTCATCGAAGCATCGTTGGGGGATAATACCAATGTGCAAATAGACATATCATCTGTTAACGGGGAAGGAAATGTATTTCACCGTAAGAGGATCGGCGGGATTGCTAAGGTATTCATCTTAGACTGGCGCGATCATCCTGCTAAAACACAAGCATGGTACGATAAACGAAAGCTCAAAGCGGAATCGGAAGGGCTTACTGCTGAATTCGCGCAAGAAGTAGACAGGGACTACAGCTCTGCTGTTGAGGGCATCCTAATCCCCTCGGAATATGCTAAAGCGTGTTTGGATGCGCACATCGTATTGGGCATTGACCCAGAAGGCACTAAACGTGCTGGGCTGGATGTTGCAGACGAGGGCGGGGACAAGAATGCCCTGATCGCAGCCCATGGCGTTGTTGTTAATCACATAGACCAGTGGGGCAAGGGGGATACTGACTACACTGCTAAGAAAGCGTACAATTATGCAACGAGCAACAGCATTGACGAACTAACATACGACTCTATCGGGGTGGGTGCTGGGGTTAAAGGCACGTTCGCTGCTATTGCCCGTGAGACAGAGGAAGAATTAAGCGTCCTGGTCCGTGGCTTTGCTGCTGGCGGGAAGGTAGTGGACCCTGAATTCGAGTACACTAAGGACAAGAAGAATAAGGACATGTTCGTTAATGTGAAGGCGCAGGGGTGGTGGAAGATACATGATATGTGCTTAAAGACATATCAGGCAGTGGTTGAGGGGAAAGACATCGATCCGTCCGAGATACTCAGCATCAGCTCTGCATGTCCACTGGCTAACGAGCTTATATCCGAGCTATCCCGACCCAAAAAGCAGTACGACAATGCAGGGAAGATGAAAGTGGAGTCCAAAAAGGACATGAAGAAGCGGGGCATGCCATCGCCAAACTTAGCGGACGCACTGATTATGGTGTATGCTCCGCACAAACAAACCGCATCACCATCTGTGAGGGTTCTATAATGACCACAACTGTAACGATTGATGCCCATCTGTCCGAAGATAAGGAAGTACAAGTGCTTATCATCGATGTGGGATCTGAAGATGCTATTGAAGAATTCACCTTGCAGGATGGGGAGTCGGCCGAGCGTTATGTGTATGACGATCGCAAGATTATGATCCAGGAAGTTGAGAAGCTATAAATTGCACCCAAAGTAAACTATTATTACTGCTTACGATCGGAGGACATATCATGGGCATCGTTAACATTGCAGAATTCGAGAAAATGGGGCGTGAAAATGCGGGGGGCATGCTGCCTATCGCGGAAGTCCCTGCACTAGCAACCAACAGCGTCACATCATCCGGCGCATCAGCGGACTCTGATGCTTTCAACACAGAGACCAACTTCGTCCGCATTAAGACAGACACGGATATCTACATCGAGTTTGGTGCTTCTCCTACAGCAGCACCCGAGGACATCATGATGGCGGCTGGCGACACAGAATACTTCGCCGTCACTCCTGGCCACGTCGTAGCGGTTATTGATAAATGAGCCTAGCTCTTGGTAGGCTAGGCTCTCTCGGCAAGATGGGCGCACCCAGCGTCCTTGGTACAGTGCCGTCCTTCCAAGCAATATCCGTCAAGAACAATGTCATCAGCATTGAGCCTCTGCGCGGCGTTGGCTCCGCCACCTTCACCCGCTCTGGAACCGTAGCACCTGTCCTCGACCACGATAACGTCTATCGCTTAGTACAGGCTAACGAGGCAAGGATACAAGGGGCTAGGCGGGTTGAGAATCTGATTACTCAAGCTGGCGATATATCTCATGCTGATTGGTCAAACACCAACATAACCGTAGCAAGTGGAATTTCTGATCCAGATGGCGGAGTAACTGCCCAGACAATGACCGCAGATGCTGGCAATGCTGTAGTGGGCCAATCGCCAGCAGGTATTGTAGGGGAAACAAGAGTCCACAGCGTGTGGGTTAAGCGAAGAACGGGGACAGGGAACTTCCAGATATACAGCGGAACAGCCTATGTCACAATAGCTATTACTGCTTCGTGGCAGAGGCTCTCAACAGAGACTACAGCTAACGATACCAGCCCGCAGTATTTTATGCGATTGGTAACAAGTAGTGATGCGGTCGATGTATGGCACCCACAAGTAGAAAACGTCTCAGGAGCCTCCAACACAGCCCCCAGCGAATACATCCCTACCACCACAGCGGCAGTAGCCAAATACTTCACGACGACGAATGGGAACTCAGTAGCCTCTAACGTAGTCACAGAAGCAGCAGGACTCCCCCTCCACCCCACAGTACACAAGAGTGGTGCTAACGTACTAGCTCGATATGCTACGAGGGCTGACAGTACGGCTTATGTAGTGGGTGATAAGATGATTATCTCCACTGGCTCTGGTACGGCTGGAGGT